TAAGGAGTAGTGAATGGACACCAACCCACAAGGGAGTGTTAAGACGGTTAGCGATGCGGCAAACGCATTTTTAGGGATGATGGAGCCAGAGGAGGCGCAAGCCCAACCCGAGGTTCAGGAAGAACTGGAAAGCGAAGTCGTAGAAGATGAGTACGAGGCTGAAGACTCTGCGGAGTACGATGCTGATGAAGTTCAAGAAGAGGAACCAACTCCCACCTACAAAGTAAAAGTAGGCAAGGACGAGCTTGATGTTCCCTTAGATGAGCTTCTTAAAGGTTACTCACGGACTGCTGACTACACACGCAAGACTCAGGAAATAGCAGAGACCCGCAAGGCGGTAGAAGCGGACAGGGCTAAGATTGAGGAAGCGGCAAGGCTCCGAGATACCTACGCACAGAGGTTGCAGGTGATTGAGCAGATGCTTAATCAGGACTCTGGCGAGGATCTAGCAACGCTGAAAGAGACTGACCCTATCGGCTATGCGGTGAAGGTTGCAGAGCAATCAGAGCGTGAGAAGCAATTAAACGCGGTGAGAGCAGAGCAACAACGGCTTGCCCAACAACAACAGGCAGAACAAAGCGAGAGGCTAAAAGCCCACCTTGCTGCGGAAGCCCAGAAGTTAGCTGAGGCAATTCCAGAGCTTTCTGACCCTGCGAAGGGCCAAGCAATCCGCACAGACATAAGGAACTATGCACAGAAGTTAGGATTCTCAGAGCAGGAACTGGCTCAGGTCTACGACTCTCGTGCGGTCACAGCACTCTATAAAGCGATGCAATACGACAAATTAGTATCTAACAAGGGTGAGGCCAGCAAGAAGGTTAGCCAAGCTCCTAGGATGCTCAAGCCTGGAACGTCTGTGCCAGAGGCAAGACAGAGTCAGGAAGTAAAAAACATGAGAGGCCGTCTCAAAAAGTCTGGAAGGGCTAAAGATGCGGCGGCTTTATTTGAACGATTCTTGTAAAGGAAATAAAAATGGCTGCAACCTTTTCAGCACATACCGTCATCGGTATTCGTGAAGACCTTAGCGATGTTATTTATGACATCTCCCCCCAAGACACTCCCATTATGTCGTCTATCGGCAAGTCCAAGGCTACCTCGGTTTATCACGAGTGGCAGACCGACTCCCTTGCTGCTTCCACGACTGCGAACGCCCTTGTAGAAGGTGCTGACGCTACGGATGCAACTGTATCGCCCACCACCCGTATTGGTAACTACACGCAGATCGTTGGTAAGACCATCCGCGTATCGGGAACCCTTGAGGCTGTAGACAAAGCTGGTCGTAAGTCTGAGAAGGCTTACCAGATGGCTAAAGCTGCGGCTGAGATGAAGCGCGACATCGAGACCATCATTACTGCCAACCAAGGTCAGTCTGCTGGTAACGCTACAACGGCTCGTACTATGGGTTCACTCCTGTCGTACATCAAGACCAACAGCTCTGTTAACGGTACATCCGTTACTGGTGTTGATCCTACAACGATTGGTGTTTCTACTCGTACAGACGGCACGACTCGTACATTTACTGAGGATCTCCTGAAGGAAGTTATTCAGGAAGTGTTTGTTTCGGGTGGTACGCCTACTCTTGCTGTTATGCGTCCTGCGCTTAAGCAGAAAGTTTCTGGCTTCCAGGGTAACTCTGCCTACCGCGTTAATACCGACAACTCGGTTGGCAATGTAACAGTCGTGGCAGGGGCCGATTTATATCAAAGCGACTTCGGAATTCTGAGTCTTATTCCTGATAGATTCCTCCGTTCTAGTGATCGTGAAGTTCTGATCCTTGATCCTGAGTTTGCTGCCCTTGCTTACCTCCGTCCATTTGCCACAAAAGACCTGGCAATCAACGGTGATAGCGAGCGTTCACAGCTTATCGCTGAACTCACGCTGGAAGTTCGTAACGAAGCTGCCCACGGTATCGTGGCCGACCTCAACACGAACTAAACTGCTGTAAAATGGGGGGTGGGTAACTGCCCCCCTATTTAGGAGTTATATGCCTAAGTTATTCTCGCAAGACCTGGACACCCAAACGGTACAGATTGCACACGATGACGGAGAAGGCGGTCTTATCTTAGAGACCAAACAAAACGTAAAGCCTTTTCTGGAACAAAACAAAGCCTCCTACGCTCGGATCGATGAGAGGGCAAGATGGGGCGAGTTCACACATATTGCGAGTATTCCCTTTGCTGTTATACAACAGTTAAACAAAGAGGGGATACTAAAAGGGTTTCACATAGTCGAGCCTAAGAAGTTAAAGGCTTGGTTAAACGACTCTGACAATCGCTTTTTTAGAACTCGACCTGGGAGGATTTAATGCGGGTAGCTATATGTATCCCTTCACGCGGGGATATGATGATGGGGACGGCGTTTGACCTAGCAACGATGTGCGGATACGACTCTCGATTTAGGGATGGCACACAGGCTATTTATACGGTTGCGGGTACGCTTATATTTGACCAACGTAACAAACTCGCAGAAGTGGCGTTAAACGAGGGTGCAGATTATATCCTCTGGGTGGACGCAGATATGCGGTTTCCTAAGAACACGATAGAGAGGTTGCTGGCTCACGATAAGGACATTGTGGGCGTAAACGCTACCACTCGGAATTACCCTGTAAGCCCTACCGCAAAGCACCTAGAGTGCGACTTTGAGCAGAACAGTTCTACTTGGATTCCTGTGAACTCCAAAGGCAAGACTGGAATCGAGAAGGTGGCTGCGATAGGTTGCGGGGTGATGCTATGCAAAGCAGAAGTCTTTAAGAAAACGCCTCAACCTTGGTTCTGGTTTCACAAGTTGAAGTCAGACAAGATACTAGGTGAGGATGTCCACTTTTGCATTGCGGCTCACGATGCTGGATTTGAGACTTGGGTGGATCATGGCCTAAGTAACGAGATAGGCCACATAGGACAGTACACTTACTCATGGCAGGATATAAACAATGGCTCTGACCAACTACGCAGACCTGAAAACAACGGTCGCAAATTATCTGGGAAGAAGCGATCTAACAAGCGCAATTCCTGACTTTATTACGCTGGCAGAGATTCGTCTTGCCAGACAGTTACGACTGCGGCAGATGCTTGAAACTGCCACCTTGCCCACCACGGGCGGGACTTCTACGATTACCCTTCCTGCCGACTTCTTGTCCATTCGTGACATCTATATCGACCAAAATCCACGAAGAAGCCTATCCTACCTATCGCCCTCTGCTTTTACTCGCGATGCAAGAGCTGCGGAGTCGGGCCTTCCTGTGTTCTATACCCAGAAGTCTGACCAAATAGAGTTTGCCCCTATCCCAGACACAAACTACTCGGTGAAGATGTTGTATTACGCAAAGCCCGCTGTCCTTACCGACTCCAATACCACAAATGTGTTTATGACGGTCTGCCCAGATGCGCTTATCTACGGAGCCTTGATAGAGGCAGAGCCTTACCTTATGAACGATGCGCGTATGGTGGTATGGACGCAGATGTATAGCAACGCGGTGCAAAGTCTTGCGGAGTCGGATAACACCTCAGAGTACGCAGGTGTTCCCCTTACTATGTCTGTGACCTCACGATAATGACTATCAGCAAGGTTACTTTCACAGAGTGGCTTCCTGACCAACCTGGTGTTGTTGGAGCCTTAACAAACGCCCGCAACGTCTTTCCTAAAGCTGTTGGGTATGGCCCATTTCCAGAAGAAGAGGACTACTCTGCCGCAGCCTCAGAGGATCTAAATAGTGTTGCGGCTGGCTCTAACTCTGCGGGTGACGTAAAGATATTTGCGGGCGGTGCTACCAAGTTGTTCCTTCTGGATTCCTCAGACTTCTCTTTGGATGACGTTTCTGGGTCAACCTATACCAGCACAGACAGGTGGCGTTTTGTCCAGTTCGGTAATTTTATGATTGCGGCAAACGGTAAAAACACATTGCAGTACGCAGATATGGCAACCACAACCATATCATTTCAAGACCTTGATGCCTCTGCTCCCACCTCTAAGTTTGTGACAGCGGTGCGGGACTTTGTGGTAACTGGCAACACCAACACATCGTCTTCCCAAATGGTCTGGTCAGGGCTTAACAATCCGAACACTTGGGCCAACACAGCCATTACCCAGTCAGACAATCAGGTCATTCCTGACGGTGGTGAGATTAAGGGCGTAACGGGTGGCGAGTTTGGGATTGTATTGTTAGAGAGATCAATTGTTAGGATGTCCTACGTTGGCTCCCCGATCATCTTCCAGTTTGACAACATTGCTAGAAACCTTGGGTGCTTTGAAAGCAACTCGGTGGCGCAATGGCAGGGCATCACTTACTGGCTTGCGGATGACGGATTCTATGCCTGTAACGGTGAGACGATAGAGGCGATAGGCGCAGAGAAGATTAACAGGTACTTCTGGAACACGGTGCAAGACTCTGCGATTAACCTTATGTCTACCGCGATAGACCCGTTCAGGGCTTTGATCCTCTGGGGCTACCCTGCAATTGACGGTGACTACAGGATCTTGGCTTATCACATTCCGACTAAGAAGTGGTCATTTGCGGAGACCAACGTAAACCGTATTGGCGACATTACAACCCCTGCGGTGACGCTTGAGAGTTTAGATAACTTCTCTGCCTCCCTAGATGCTTTAGAGACCTCTTTAGACTCTAGGCAATGGTTGGGTGGGTATTACCTTGTTGCGGGTGTCAGAGGGACTAAAATTGTCTCGTTTACTGGCTCAAGCAAAACAGCAAGGGTTACGTCTGCTGATTTAGAGACGGGGGCAAATATGTCTATGGTGACGCTTGTAAGGCCCATAGTTGAGAACGGCTCTGCGAGTGTGGCTGTGGATTCTAGGTTTAATCTGAGCGAGGCCGTTAGTTTTGGTGACGCAACCGCAGCAGATAGTGAAAATAGGGTTGGAATGCGGTCGTTAGGCAGGTATCATAGGGTTCGGGTTATTCCCTCTGGAAATTGGACAACCGCTATCGGATTTGAGGTTGATATTCAGCAAGCGGGTGGTCGCTAATGCAGTTTCGTAGGCTTCCCCCTCCTGGCGGAACTCCCAGGCAGGTTGCGGAGATCCTGAACAACGCGATGGACGGCAAGACCAACAATACTGGCACAGTCACGCTGGAGACTGGTAATGCAACGTCCACCACGTTTTACGATGAGCGCATCTCTGTAGACACAAAGATAGTTCTAGTGCCGTTTAGTTCTGCGGCCTTTTCAAGCATTGCGCCATTCGGTGAGTTTAGCAACAACAACGGTCAGACTGCTCCAAGTACGGGAACGTCTGCGGTTGTAGAGTGGGACACCACAGACAAGTCCTCTAATATTTATTTGAGCAACACAACAAGGGTGAATGTAAGAAATCCTGGCACATATTCTGTGCAGTATTCCTTACAGTTATCCAGCGCGGCAAACGACTATCAGTATGCTGATGTTTGGTTAAAGAAGAATGCAACCATTGTAGACAATACAGGCAAGCGGTATTACCTGCCTCCTAGAAAGTCTGCGTCTGAGCCAGCCCATGTGGTCGCAACGTATGAGACGTTGGTTACGTTAGCTGCGGGTGACTACATAGAAGTGGCTGGATCGGTGACAAGTACAGATGTGACGTTAGAGTATTTTGCTGCTGATGGTGCGGTTCCAAGACCTGCTATTCCTGCGGCAAGTGTCGTTATTAAATACTCGTCTCCAGTTGCGTATTCCAATATTTATGTTTCATCTCAGTCTCAAGGTCAGGCAACAATTACACACTTTGCCAATGACACAGCAGACAAGACCTATGCCTATATTTTAGTGGGGTAATTATGGCTACAGCAGCAGAACTCAATATGTTTAATCAGCTCATGGCAACGGGTGACTACGCTGGTGCGGCACAAGTCGCACAACAAGCGGGTTATAGCGCGGGAGATGTTGCGACTTACATCAACCAGAACCTTGCTGGCCTAAACCTGCCGACAGACGCTAACATTAGTGCAGATGTTGTGCAGTCACTCTACACGCCTACCCCTACTATTACTCCCACGCCAGTAAACGTCCCCACGGGAACTCTGCCTGGGACTGGGTTTACTGCGCCCACGGTCAATCCTCTTACTCCTGCTGCTGGCGAGAGTCAGATAGACCCTGTAATTGCTCCTTATCTTTCTGAGGCTTTAGGTCGCGCAAGGTCTTTATTCCTTACTGGCGCACAGCCAGAGTTATACCCAGGTCAGATGTATGTCGGGCCTTCCGCGCAGACAGAGACAGCTCTTACACAAATGGAGCAGTTAGCAGGGGCAGCAGCACCTTTTTATCAAGAAGCACAAAGGGGCGTTACTACTGGGCTAGAGGGATTGCGTAGAACTGCTGGGGGCGGCTTTTTAGGCGGTTCACCTTACCAGCAAGCAATGATAGAGGCGGCAACCCGTCCTCTTACTCAACGATTTGCAGAAGAGGTTATGCCTGGTATCCAAAGCACCTTCTCTCGCGCTGGTCGTTTAGGATCAGGAGCGCAGGGTGCTGTCACGGGCAGGGCTACAGAGGGCTTTACTAGGGCTTTAGGCGATGTAACCTCGCGTATTGCTGCGGAGGACTATGCCCGTGAGCGTGGCTTCCAAGAGGCGGCTACTCGTGACGTTATCTCCCAAGCAGGGCAACTAGGAAATGTATTCTCCTCATTCCTCGCACCCTCTCAAGCATTAGGGCAGGTTGGCGCACAGAGAGAGGCGATTGCTGGTCAACCTCTTGCGGAGTCTATGCGTAGGTTTGAGTACACGCAGAATCTTCCCCAACAGCAGTTTGCTAATTACATGGCCTCTATTTACGGTTCTCCTCTGGGTGCTGCTAGTGCCGCCCCTCAGATGCAGGGCAGTAGCACTCTACAGAATATTGGTGGGCTATTTAATGTGGCTGGTGCGGTTCCTGGCGCAGTAAAAGGTTTTCAAACTGGCTTAGATTTCTTCCGTGGACTAGCGGCCTAAATGACCGACTACGACCTCCGCGATAGCGGGTTCATCAACTATGACGCTCTAAACAACATAGAGCGCGAGTTACGCGAACAATACGCTATTCAAGAAACCGAGGGTGTAAGGTACAAGCGGCCCCAAGACTTAGACGCGATCTTTCGTACTCAGGCGGCTAAACTTGCGGCCCAGGGTGTAGAGAGCGTTTACGATCTTACGCCCGCACCTTATGAGTTTCAGGGAGACGACAGGGGTACAGTTACCAACCTTCTCAATAAGCGCACAGGTGATGTTCTGCGCGAGGCAAGATTACAAGAGGGGTGGGAGGAAGACCCAACTGCGGTTACATTTAAGAAGACAAAGAACTTAGAAGGCGAGACTGTAAACCAACCAATTGAGTTACAGAGTCGCTCAGAGGGTTTTGACAGGTGGGGCTATGACACCTCTGTAGAGGGCATGGCTCACTACGGGATTAACTTTGTAGACGGTGTGCCAGTATTTACGCCCTATTACAAAGATACATCATCAGAGATATTTGGCATTAACCTAGAAGACGCGGCAAAAACGGCTATTGCTGTGGCGGGCATTTACTA